GTCATAGGCTCTGCCCAATGTCTCTGACGCTTTATGTGCTTCCTCAACGTGACGCATAGTTGTACCTGCTGGCTGTATGCCTTGCGCTCTTGCGTCACGATAAGCCTGAAGTTCTGCATTCCATTTCTTATCTGGAATGTCTCTCTTGGCATCTCCTGAATTCATCTGCAATGTTGAACCTTTGCATCCAAAACAATCTTCTACATATTCTGGATGATATTCCCAGTGTTTCATTTGTCCCCTATAGTGCTGTAAAGTTTGCCTCTGTTACACCTACACCACCAGCAATAAGTTCTGCCTTAATTGCATCATTTACTATGTGGTTGTATCCACCTTTGTAAACTGCTGTGTAAGTTTGTAGGTCTGCGTCTAGTGCATATCTAACTTGAGAGTAAGTGCTACCAATCTTGACGATTGTGATACCTCTTTTAGACTTGCGGAAATAGAACAATCGGTGCCCACCGGTTGGACCCTCTAGGGCGACTGGAGTCTTGAATAAATAATTAGCCATTGTTCTCCTTAATGAACTTACTCTTAGGTAAAGGCTAAGCGAACCTAACCTTTACCCAAGCGTCAATCAATTATGAAGCGATTGATGAACCTGATTCAATGCGGTACAGTGCTTCTTCACGGAAGCGTGCGAAGCCAAGAACGCCGTACCAGCCCATTGGACGGTGACGCATCAAGCGGTCAACGACTGGTCCGATTACTACGTGTGGCTCTTCAGCAACTGCTTCTGCAAGTGCTTGCTGTCCTGCTATGATTGTGCGGTAAACGCGTGCAGATGATGAACCATCTGTAGCGTTGTATAGACGTGGTGACTCAACAAAGTAAGCACCTTCGTATGTACCGATTTCTCCAGCCCAGATGCGGTCTTGTGCAGAACCGTATTGGTTTGGAAGCAACCAACCTGCTGAACCTGTCTCAGCGCGTAGGTCGTGTGAAACTTCTGGGTGGATACCAGCCCAGTAAAGTGAACCCTTGCGACCTGTTGACTTTCCTGCACGGAGTTTTGCAACTGCCTTGCGGATGTTTGCAGATGAGATTGTTGCAGCAGCAGTGATTGTTGCTGTTGATGTTGCAGTTGAACCTGAGTAGATTACGTTTGAACCTTGACGAAGTGCTGTCATAGCAACTCCATCAATAGAATCTGCAAGGTTGAATGCAATGATGTTAGCGATTGCTGGGTCTACATCAGCAAGGCTGAAGAGTTCCAACGCACGTGTTACGAGAACTGAGTTACCGTACTCTGCAAGAGTGATTGTTACTGATGTTGGTGTAGACAATGCTACTGAATCAACATCTGCATCTTCTGTTAGAGTTCCTGTAACTGCTGCTAGGTCAACGTACTTCTGTAGAACTACTGTTGAACCTGGAATTGCTTGCTTTGCTGGGCGCTTGTCTGCGACTGAACGAATGAGTGGTTCAGAACGGAGGGCGAACTCTAGAAGACGGTCATACGCCTTCTGTACGAGACCAGCACCACCAGCAGTTCCTCCGAGTGAGGAAGAACCTGTTGTTGTATAGTTTACTGTTGGCACAGTGTCACCTCCAAGTGACTATGAACGGATAATTATTCCTGTGAGCGCAGGATAGATAACAGGTCATCCATAGATTCCGCGTTATCCATACGAAGACTTAAGTCTTCTGCTCGGTCAGGGGTCATTGCATTCTGTGTAACTACATCTTGTTGACGCATTGCTGCGCGGTCAGGATTAGTTTCAGCAGAATTTGTCTCCGCAACTTGTAGTCCAAATAAGTCCGCGTTATCTTCAAGCCAGTTATTAACTGACTCTTCGTTAACTTCATCTAGGTCTTTAAGAACTAGTCTTGCTGCTTTGGCGTTGACGCCCTTCTTTTCTAGAACTTCTTTGACGGTACGCTCACGCTGCTGCTTGGATAATCCCTCAAGTTGCTCAGTAAGTTCCTTGATACGCTTCTCGTCTGCACGCTTGGCTTTACGTAACTTTTTAAGTAAGTCACTGCCATCGCCAGTAAAGTCGTTGGTATCTTGGTCGTCTTCGTCTTCTTCGTCCCAGTAGTTGTTGCTCATAGCAACCCACCCTTCTATTCGTTGTTAGTCGCAAGCCTCAGATTCCATTCGGGGAAATGGGCTGGCTCTTGCTACCAGTCTGTTACACTGACGGGGCTGGTCGGTCCGTTCAGGATTCTATTTTTTAGTACGCTCTATTTGCAGAGGCTAGAGACTTGCTGCCAAGATTTCCTGCAGAGCCTCTGTATCTTGCTTGCTCACGTGCACCTAGTTGAGATAGTGCAAGTTCTTCAGCAGCAGACTTTCCAAACACAACACTCTCAGCCTGTTTCTGTGCTGACTCTTGTGTCTGTGCAACTCCAGTTTCAATTGCTTTTAACTTTTGAATTTCTGGAGTAAGACTTGCCACCTGTTGATAGCCAGCAAGTGCTGTCTGATATGAGTATCCTTGGTTAGCAAGGTCAGTTGCACTCGCTAGTGTTGTAGCACTAAGACCCTGTTGCTGTGCAGCAGCAAGTACTTCAATACCAGCGACCTTTGTCTGTAGTTCTTTAGCACCTTGTTCTCCAGTGAGGAGAGCCTTGGCTAATGAAGTACGGTCTACATAAGGCATAACTTGCTGAATTGTTTTCTTAACCGCAGCAGGTGCAAAGTCAATCTTGTCAAAGACTGTTTGAATGCGATTAGCAAACTCAGTTGCACTTACAGCCTTGCCAATTATTCCTCCAAGAAAGTCTTCGTTTGCTAGTTCACCTAAATTAGAAGACTTTAAAGTATCAGCCATTTTAGTTTCTGTAGCAAAGTACTCAGCAACAGTTGGCACGTAGACTGGTTCACCTTTACGGCGCTTATCAGTTAGGTCGTAGATACCTTTAAATCGTTTTGTAAACTCAGACATATCTGGATTGTTCTGTACATCTTGAATAGCCATATTGAATGACTCTTCAACTGTGGAACCGCTCTTATAAAATTTAGATGTGGACTTGTATAATTGCGTAACCCAAGGCTTCTTCATTTCTTCTGCACCAACAAAGATTGCAAGAGTTGCCTTAAATGTATCAACTGCTAGCGTTCCTGTTGGTGTTGCTGAAGTTCCAGCAGTTAGGTTAATTCCAACATAGTTGCCATTAACATCATATTGTCCACCTGATACTGGATTGCCCTGTTGGTCATAGCCACCAGTTGTAATGACATTCCCGCTGGCATCTACTGACTTGCTTCCTCCTCCAGCGCCGACTGACATACCAGCACCTTTAAGACCATACTTGCCATAGTTAGATGCCACCTGTTTAGTTGCTTCTTCTTGAGACATACCTGATTTAACAAGTGCTGCAACTTCATTTTCTTGCATAAACCTTGCAAGTTCGGCAGTGTTCATAACTCCGCCCTTTGCACCTGCTTTAGCAAACTGCTCTTGTGTAAGTCGGTAAGCACCAGTGACATCTCCATAGTATGGAGTCATCTGTACTTCACCTGGCTTTGCTATACCTACAGACTGAAAACCCTCACGGTCTGGTGCAAGTGCTTTGTCAAATACATATTGACCATCTACTCTATTGATGAGTTTTGCTTGGTCAGCACTAAATCCAAGTGCCTTAGCCTCTGCAGCGGTAACGCTCATTTAAACACCATATCCCATCGCTCGTGCAATTCCAGTTGCAGATGTACGTGCAGCATCATTTGCCCACATAGTTGCCTCTGCTTTTGGATGATTCTTTAATACTGTTACAAAGTCGGCATTAGACATTTCAGGCGCTTTGCCTGTAGCACCATCTGGACGAATTGCTTTGTCAAGTATGTTTGCTGCATCAGAGCCATCACCTAGGTTAAATGATTGTGGGTCAATTTCCCACCACTTGCTAATAGCATTAATCTTTGAACTTACCAAGTCTGTAACTGTAACTCCAGGATTAGCCTTTAGTCGGTCAGCATAGATTGGGTATTCAATTGCAGCCTTATTAGAAAACTCTAACTTAAGTGCATCAACAGTTGTCTTGCCAGAAGCAACATCAATTGCCATACGAGTCATCTCTGCTGGGCTGACGCTAGTTAAACCATTAGCCATAGAAAGTGCTCTAATTGCATTCAGGCTTGTCAGTGCCTTAGTTGGAAGATTCTTAGCATCCCCAATGTTGACCTTTGCCCATAGGTATTGCTCTGCAAATGTTGCAGCATTAAATGTAGATGGGCTTGTAACAGATTCAAGTCCACCTTGAGTGGTCTTCTTTGTTGTTACTTTACCTGATTCTTTTGCTGCAGCAGCAACCTTACTTGCAAAGTCTGCTCTGTCTTCTACTGATAGTTTATCAATATCAAAGCCAATACCACGAGCAGTTACGTTAAGTAGGGCATCCGCTGATTGTTGGTCATACTGTGTATATGATAATGAGTAAACACCAGTGTTGATTGGGGTATTGGTCTTAACTACATTAAGAACATCCCAAGGAGTCTGCTTCTTGCCAGCCTTATACTGCGCTGCTGCGCCATCAACTATAGTATTCCATAGTGTCTTAAGACCTGAAGTTGTAGGTTGCTTGTTGGTCTGAAGAAGGAACTCTGTGAGAGATACAAGTGCATCAGAACCTAGAGTAGCAAATGCTTTCTTTGCAATAGAAGCCTCTTGGCGTACAAGGTTGCCCTTCTTATCTGGCATCCATACATACAAAGGAGGTTTCTTTGTACTACCTTTAGGAGAGAACTTAGGTGTTGCTGGTCCTGCTGGAATATCTTCGCCAGCCATTACTTCTTCTCCTTCTTCTTGGGTTCTGGTGCAGCATTTGTTGTATTCAAATTATCATTGATGAAGTATCTATCAATCATATTTCCCAATGCTGGGTCCCAGTCGTTGCGTGTTTTAGCAACATAGTCAAGCCAGTATTCCTGAACTAATGTCTTTGAACCCGCTGGTGCATCTGCATATAATTTTGCATAGTCATCACGGTAGGACATAAAGGCTTTTGCGTGTTGCCAGAAATGAGTATTGCCATATTGCTTCATAAAGTTTTTATCATTTAGAACAGTCTGAAGACCGATAGCCTGTGTTACGGCATTATCTCCATTAACAGACTTCTTGTATGCAGCATTCCAGACAGGGCTAGCCTGACCTAGTTGCTTTGCATATTCCCTTAAAGCCTCAACAAGTTCTGGAACGCTACGGTAACTGGCGTATCCAGCATCCTTTGCTGCCTTATCCCAATCATTCTTTACATCGGAATAGGCTTTCCAGTAACGAGACCTCTCTAGTCTTGCGTCTACCTGCTCAATTGTTTTAATACGATTGTTTAGATATTCGCCACCAGGAAGTGTACGGTTAGGGTCATCAAGGAATTTTCCTGCTTGCGGATTCTTTCCTACGGGCAAGTCTGCAGTAAGTAAACCAACAAGACTTCCAGTTGCATCAAGAGAACCTAGTTTCTCGGCAAGAGCAGAATGCTCTGTCCAGATACGGTCAATTGCTTCTTGACTGCGTGGGATATAAGTTACTTTGCTGTAAGCCTTTTGATTAAGTAGGTCCGTAGGGAACTTCTTACCCTTTGGCAAACGAAGCATTGTATTTAAATCTTGCTCAGCAAGTGTTGCAGCCTCTGTGCGGTTGTATACTGGCTGACCATCAGGAGTCTTCATTGCAAGATAGCCATCAGCCTTTGCATTATAGAAGTCCTGAAATACGCTCATTGGCTTTGTTTCTACATATGCTGGTGTACCAACAAGAGAACCAAACTGCCACAAGAACTTTGTTCTAAAGTTATTCTTTGCTGCCTTGTAGACTGAATCGTGTGTAGGTGCTGGACCCATCTTCATATCGTAGAGTGCAGCCTGATAGGAGTACTCTGATATTAATGAGTTAGTCCAATCAATTGAACCATCACCATTTGGTTGCAAATACTTACGCAAAGATGGCAACCATCCTGGAGTAAATGAACCTGGAACACTCTTCTTTAAATCAGTCTCTACACCATATGGGAATAACTCATATGAGTATCCTGGAATCTTACCAATGCTGCTATCAACTATC